TCTACATATTTTTTAGTGTCTTTTTGATTATAATAATAGTTGTAATAAAAAAAACTTTTTCGCAGTAAATGATCAAAATCTTCTTCGGACCAGTCTTTTGCTTCAGCCGGCCATTCGGGTTCTCCGCCGGTGTATTTTTCATCCGCAAACAAGGGATTACGAACACGGGGAGGTTTAGTCTTAATCTTAATTCCGGCAACTGTTGGCATGTCAATGATCCTTCATTAAATGAGCCAATAACAAATACTGTTCTAAATTAATTATAGATTCTTCAAAAAGTTGAGCAGCATGCGCATATTCTGCAGAAATTTTTTGGGTTCTGTTACAAGGTACCCAAAGCTTATTGGCATTACGATGTGCAATTGTAACAGAATTGTACATTTTTTGCAAGTCTATTTTGGCTCGGCCGACGGGAAATGCCGCAATTTTGTCGCGGCAATCATACATTCTTGCTACGCAATTTAGCATATCAGTCATATTACATTATATAGCTTAGGAATTTAATTGTCAATCTAGCCATAAATATGTAATATTGGATTAGCATATGCCCAGATTAAGTATGTGGCGTGAAAACCACACCAATGATTATAAATTTTTTGACAAACTTATTTCCGAGCAATTCACTGTAGGGGGTACGGGTATACTGCTACACAAATACGTCGGAACAGTGCCTCAAGCCAATTCTTATGTGATTGCCAATTCGACTACTACAGGCAACACTTTGTATTTTGGTAACGTGGCTCCATTCGAAGTAGGTCAAACTGTTCAAGGAGTAGGACTTGGTGCCAACTCTGTGATAATTTCTTCTAACTTGTCTGCTAACAGTATTTCATTGAGCAGTAATGTAACTTCAACAATTAGTTCAGGACAAGCAGTTACAGTATTCTGGAAGGACAACACCACTCCTGAATATCAAAATCAAAGTGCAACAAATATACAAGACTTACTATTTTTAGAAAATCGAGACAGGAAATATGATAGTTCTGTTTACACTCTTCGAGGAATTTATACTGTCACTGATAATGATTTCGATTTGCAACAGTTTGGCATTTTTTTAAGCGCCGACACTATATACATGACTTTTCATCTAAATGACATTGTAGCAATTTTAGGTAGAAAAATTATGTCAGGTGATGTATTAGAATTACAACATCGAAAAGATTACTATCCATTAAATGCAGATGTCCCTGCACTGTTAAAAAGATATTACGTAGTACAAGATGTTACTTTTGCAGCTGAAGGATTTAGTCAAACTTGGTGGCCTCATTTATTACGTGTCAAAATGACCCCGTTAGTGGACAGTCAAGAATTCAAAGACATTATAAATCAAATTACTGGCGTTGACAGTCAAGGAAATGTTACACCATTGGCAAATTATATTAGTACCTTAGATAAACTATTAGACATAAACGATGCCATAATCAGGCAAGCAGAAGTAGATGTGCCAAAAAGTGGCACAGACATCGATCCCCTTTATATCGAACCTATTAATCCCGACGGCAGCCCAGGTGATCCTACTGGCTTACAAGTAGATATGACACAAATGACTGTGGATTCATCTCTTAATTTTGCAGCAACACAGGCCACTACACCTGACACTTCTGTGCCCAGTTATGGCGGTGGGGACGGCATTCCTCCAAATGGATGGCCTGCAACAGCAGGAACCAGTTTCCCATCCAATCCAAGCATAGGAGATTTTGTTCTCAGAACGGATTATACCCCTAATAGACTATTCAGATTCAACGGTACAAGATGGGTCAAAATCGAAGACAATGTAAGAACTGATCTTACTCCTGGTCCTAATAATCGTACTCAACGCAGTATATTTGTAAATAATACACAAACATTTGTTGATGATGAAGGTCGTACACAACCTGTTCGCCAAAGTCTCAGTAAAGCTTTGACCCCAAAGGCAGATAATTAATGAGTCTACAGCAATTTTTTTATGACCAACAAATACGTAGATATATCATTCAATTTATAAGAATGGTATCAAATTTTCAAGTTGAATTCGGCCGAGATCGCAATGGAATCACTGCACTACAACGTGTACCTGTGATCTATGGAGATAGCAGTAGGCAAGTATCATCCATACTTAAAGAAAACAGTGAAAATGTAATGAACAGTGTGCCTGCAATGGCAGTGTACGTCAGCGGGCTAACATATGATCGTGCAAGGTTGCAAAATCCCAGTTATGTTGGAAAGTTAAACATTAGAGAAAGATATTACGATACCGCAACTGGATCATACAGCACTACCCAGGGAGATATTCTAACTGTTGATAGATTAATGCCTGTTCCATACAAATTAACGTTGAAATTAGATATATGGACCAGTAATACTGAACAAAAATTACAATTGCTAGAACAGCTATGCATACTATTCAATCCTGCTTTAGAAATACAAAGCACAGATAACTATATCGATTGGACCAGCATATCTTATGTGTTACTAACAGATGTACAATGGAGTTCAAGAACTGTACCCCTGGGTACAGAAAATCCAATTGATGTAGCTTCATTGACATTTGAATTGCCTATTTTTATTAGTGCTCCTGCGTTGGTCAGAAAATTGGGAGTTATTCAACGAATAATTGCCAATGTTTTTGATGGATCAGGTAATCTGGCAGATTCAATTTACGACGAATCTAAATTGTTAAGCAGACAATATTATACTCCACTAAACTATGGAGTTATATTATTAGAAAATGAACTAAGACTTGTAAAATACAATCAACCTGTACAGGATGCTTTTGGACAACAAATAGTTAAAGAATTGGTTGCGAACGTTTCGGCTAATACATCTATTATTTTAACTGATACCGACGACATTCAAGCCAACATGCGAATTTCAGGCCTTAGCATAGCCAGTAACGTCGATCCAACAATTACCACAGTTCCCAATTGTGTTGTACTACAAGTTCGGGGAGATACAGTATTGGCCAGTAATGTTATAACTGGTAACATAGGTGACAAGATTGTGTTTACTGCTACAACTACTAAAACCGGAGCCAGTGAAGCGTGGAGAGATTTAATCAATGTCTACGGAAATTTAGTAAACGGTATTAGCAGTATTACATTAGAATTAGACGACGGCAACGAAGTAGTAGGCACCGTAGCATACAACCCTGTAGATGATACCAGTTTATTATGGACTCCCGATATAGATAGCATACCTACAAATACATTGGAACCGGTGAATGCAATCATTGATCCATTAAGTAGTAGACCTAATAGAGATCTACAAGATTTGGCTATAAACACTCGATATCTTTTAGTCAATGATTACGTAACTGCTTCGGGCGCACAAGCAGTTTATAATTGGATGGGTATAGACGACACTCCATTAGAAGCATATGCCAATGATATTATCGAATTTAACGGACAGCACTGGTCAGTGGTGTTCGACTCAAGATACGAAACACAAACTCAATACGTAACTAACCTTACTACTGGTGTACAGTACCGATGGAACGGGTCTGTTTGGATCAAAAGTTATGAAGGGTATTACCCGTCAGGAAAATGGTTACTGACAATCTAATATTAGGCTGTGGTGCTTTAATTCTATGTAGCAAAACCAAAAGGTATTTGTTTTTACTAAGAAGTAATGGCAAGTTTGCTGACACTTGGGGGTTAGTTGGTGGTAAAATAGAACCCGAAGAATCTATTATGGCAGGATTACACCGGGAAATCAATGAAGAACTGGGTGGAGCAATTTATCAAGCTAAAATAATTCCTATAGAAAAATATACCAGCTCAAATGAAAAATTTATATATCATACTTTTTTAATCAAAGTTGACGAAGAATTTGTGCCTGAACTTAACGATGAGCATAAAGGATATTGCTGGGTAGGTTTAGATGATTATCCCCAACCGTTACACCCAGGTATTGTAAGAATTTTAACTAACGCAAATATACGACAAAAAATCGATACAATACAAAATCTTAAAGATTGAAAACTAAACTGGTTCTTGGTTCTTTACTACCATTGGGCCTAACTTCGTGATATAACCAGGAAGGCCACATCAACAATAATCCCGGATAAGGCTTATACTGAGTTTCTTGCAACGAATACCAGTTAGTAGGATCTTTGACTGCATACATATAGTCAAAAAAATCTTTAAAAGGTTGATTGGGATAAAAAACAATAGGACTACTACCTTCAGGAGTTTTTAAATAAAAAATTCCGCTAATACTGCATTGACTATGAGCATGCTTGGGATGACTGCTGCCTTCTTTAAAACTATTGGCAAACAAATATGGTCGCCAATTAACTGCTTGTTCATCGTAGCCCATCAGACTTAAAAATTCTTTACCTTTGTTTAATATAAATTCACCGAAGTCTTTAAAAGCCGATTCGTAATACAAATTTCGAGTGCCATAAGTAGTTCTACCATTATAGTAAAAACTGGTATTTAAATGTCCGTCCAGTTGTTCGAAGGTGGTATCCATGGTGTTAATCATAGGACTGACCCATTCAGGATGAAAACTTCTACCGATAACAGAAGGAAACCAATGATCTAGATCCATATTAACTCTTGTTAAAAAATAGTTGAATGCTTAATCTGGGAAATTCTGCTGCAAGTGTTACCATCGATGTACTATGCCATAGGGGAGGCACAAACCAAATAGCTGTATTAGGATGTGGAAATACCCATCCTTGGCCAAGTTCAGCATGATCGTATAAAAACATTCCACCCCAATTCCAATTCCAGTGATCATTTATATAAATTGTGCTGCTTAATCTTGGGGTAGTACCGCTTTCGTCGTGATGCCAATTAATTTGACTGCCAGGTAACCAGATGTGCATAAACACTGTTAAGTTTTGATAGTCTTTAAATATCGGATCAACTGCACAATACTTGTCAATAAAATACTGCCTGTATTCCTCCAATGGCAAAATTAACACTGGACTATAACTGCCCGATTCTAATCCTGCTCCCCATCTTCCCATATTATTAACTTCAAATGCGGGAGTGCCCTTAGCGTTTTCGTATTTTTGTTTAAGGCTTTGTAATACATCTGGTTCTAAAAAATTTGATAAACGATTTATAATCATTTTAATACTCAGTGGTTAGAAAAAACAATTGAAACAATCTCCCGCTTTCTTTATCAGTACCAAAATAATCCATACTATTATGAAATAAATCGCTGTGATAAAGAACTAATCTATTATACCTATTACCTATTACATCACACAATTCCCATTTGGTCATGTCTTGACTTTCATATTCGGGTAACTCGGATGCTCGTGTTGCCCCTGTGCGTTTATATCTATAAATTCCAGTTCCACCGCTTAATGGTGCATCTGGAGTTAAATAAATTAATCCTGCCCAAGTATTAAAATGATCAGTATGAATCCAACTGCGATCTCTGCTTGTTGCTAATTCAAACGAACCTGTCAGACCATCACGATCATTCCAATTAGTAATTTCGCCTGCTGCATTGTATAAAATCTGGCTTAGTGACACTTTAGTAGATTCATTTAAAAATGATCTTGTTCTTAGCCCTGGAAATTTTTCCCAGTGTTTGAATTCTTGTTGCAAAGCAAATTGTCTAACCCCGTCGGGGTTACTGTAGAAATCGTCGATTACAATTGTTTGAATTCTCATGATTAATATTGTGTGTCAAAGAAAAATACTTGAAATAATCTTGCATCCTGCGCTGTGCTACCAAAATAATCCAAACTACTGTGATATAAATCTCCCCGATACATTACTAATCTGTTATATCTGTTGGCTATAGTGTCAACTTTTTCCCATTTAGTCATATCCTGTGGATCATATGATTCATTATTCATTTCTGCAGAAGTCATTGCACGATTTTTTTTGTATAGAAATATTCCAGTGCCACCAGTAACTGGAGCATCTGGAGTTAAATAACATACTGCAGCCCATTTATTAAAATGATCTGTATGAATCCAACTACGATCACTGGCATAGGTCAATTGAAACGATCCAGTATATCCGTGATCATTATACCAATTAGTAACTTCCCCTCCTGCATACCATACAATCGTTTGTATGGTTTCTTGTATGTCTGAAGTTAAAAAACTTCGTGTTCTTGCACCAGGAAAATTCCCAGTTACATCGTATTTTTGTTGTAATGCAAATTCACGGATTGCGTCAGGATCACCGTAAAAATCATCTGTTATAATTAGATTAGTTCTCATATTATGGACAATTGATAACTGTATTTACTGTTTTGACTCTGCGATGAATTTTTCTATTACATCTTCTATTCTTTGAAAAGCAGTTTTTTCCCAATAGGGTCGTGCTAATTCGTAATTCTCTAATACATAAGGCATCATGTCATCATACATGTCAGGATGTAACTGTTCAATAATTCTATCAAATTCTTCTATAGTTTGAAATTGCAATATACCTTTTGGATTAAAATATTTGTCGACATTGTGACAACCAAAATAGATTGGCACTGTGTAAGTTTTAAAACAGTCTAATAATTTTTCAGTAAACATATTAGGCATGTCCTGATTTTCACAAGCAATATTAAATTTTGCATTTGCAAAAAACGGATCTTTACTGGGAACCAGTGGCGGACTACGATGAAATAGATATTCAAAATCTCCAATAACTTTTTTATGCCTTAGCCTGTTTAATATCTTAAACCGCATTCTGTAAGGAGCACCATTAATTTTACTGCTCATCAAAAAACTAATTTGATTTCGTTTTTTTATTTCGATATTGTTACTGATCCAACTGCCTACTGCACAAAATTCTTGTGAGTTGTCTAATTCTAATATTCTGGGATCATATGATAATATTAAATCAAATTTATGCTGATTTTCTACTACCATACCATAAAATCTTATGTACAGATTAGGAGGTTCACTTTGTACCAATACGTTAATGTCTGCTTCGGGGTCTGCGTTAACATTGTCAAAGCAGACAGAAACTCGTTGAGGGAAACTTCTTGTAAAATCGTAAGGATGTTTTTGCCCATATGCAGGCATATAGCCAATTCTTTTAACAGGATGCATTAATATTTCATCCATTTCCCAGTAACACCCGATTGGCCGTGTACATCCCATGGCACAATTACAACATCGTCTAATAGATTAAAAAGTCTTAAAAAGTAATACAAACTATATTCAACATCTTGATAATAAAATTTTGCATGTTTCATACTACTCTGAGCACATGCAAACATTAGTGCTTCATAATGATCAAGTCTGTCTCTATGTAAGCCATGTGCTACAGTATAAGTCCCAGTTAGTTCGCCGTTGACTAGTAAATCTTTGGGCAATTGTTCTTCAGTTAAAAAGTCAATATGTTGCCCCGACCACGACATCGGAGTCTTTAAGAAAAATTTTCCAACATTTTGTTGATTGTATTGTGATAAATTAAATGTTTCGTCAAAAAAATATCTACCGCATAATTTAGTAATGAAATCGTATTGTTTTAATGTAGATTTATAATGCTTAAAAAACTCTAAAATCATTAAGCATTCGCAATATGACTTATTAGGATACGTTCGAACCGTATCAGCAATTTCTGAATTAATTTGTTCTAACTTATAATAATGTAAGTTAGGAATTTGATATAGTTCTGCAAAATGAGTTACACTGCTGTCTATTAGATAAACATCTGCGTGAGGATCTAAACTATGGCAACTTTGTAACGTTCGAATCGTCTGTTCCAATCGTTCTCTAGTAGAAAACACA